AGAGCCTCACCAAACAGTTGGGCTGCGATTTATCTGGGATTGAGGGGAGGTGTTTAGCCCACATCCTTCAGCCATTTGATGGTGGTAAATTCATACGTGAGGTTCGTGAGGGCGACATTCACACTGCTAATCAATTGGCTGCAGGACTCTCATCTCGTGATGATGCAAAAACTTTTTTCTATGCCCTAATCTATGGGGCTGGTGCAGAAAAATTAGGTAAGATAACTAATCAGGATGGTGGAAAATTAAAGAGAAGATACTACAAAAACATGCCAGCTCTAGCTGAGTTAACTAAACGAATAACAGCTAAAGCTGAAAAGGAGGGAAAGATTAGAGGATTAGATGGAAGACCTATAAAGATAAGGTCACCTCATTCAGCTCTTAACTTCTGTCTACAATCAATGGGAGCGATATTATCTAAGGCTTGGTATAACATCTGCTATGAAGAGATCACTAAAGCAGGTTATATTTACGGGACAGACTGGGCTTTCTTAGCTCACGTACATGATGAGATCCAATTTGCAGTTAAAGATTCTATTGTTGAGGATGTGGCGAAGCTTGCAACTCAATCGTCAATCCTCGCAGGAGAGAAGTTTAAGATGCGAATTGCCATTGAAAGTGAATACAAAATCGGCAACAATTGGGCCGAATGTCACTAAGCTTTGTAAAATATGTCGCAAATTAAGGCCAAGGTCTGATTTCTATAAATCTAAGCCTACATGTAAGGAGTGCTATAAGGCGGAGCAAAACAACTATCACGCATTAAGGAAGAAAGTTAAAGCTCCACCAATAGGTACTGCTTGTGAATGCTGTGGTAAGAGTGATGAAAGACTTCATTGGGATCACTGCCATGACACCAAGAAACATAGAGGTTGGATCTGTGGTAATTGCAATACTGGTATAGGCAAATTGGGTGACAATATTGAAGGTGTCCAAAAAGCAGTGGATTATTTAGGAGGAGCTGGTAAGGTTGATAAGCAATAAAGGGGGATCAATGACATTTAAAATGAGCCAAGATCATGATTGGCTTCAAGATTGCTCTGAAGAAGAAATTGAGCTAATCAAAGAAGCTAAACGAGAGCAAGACGAAGCCAAGTATGGTAAAAGGTGTGTCAGTAAAACTGAGTACATTATGAGGAGGCTTAGATGACTTGGCTTATTATTGACGCTGATATGGTTCTCTTCAAGGCTGCTTGTGCCTGTGAAGTAGAGATAGAATGGATGCCAGATATCATCACTACTCACTGCCCTGTAAGAGAGGTAATGATGCTAGTAGATGATGTGATAAGTCTTAAAAAGAGTCAAGTAAAGGCTCGTGACGTCACACTATGTTGGACTTCTCCTGATAACTTTCGTAAGAAGGTAGACCCTACTTACAAGGGTAATAGAAGGGCTACGAATCATCGTATTAAACCTGTTGGGTTTAAGGAGTGCCGTAGACGAATACAAGAAAGGTATCCATCTGAAGAGTGGTACAAGCTGGAAGCTGATGATGTCATTGGTATTCTGGCAACCCGCCACCCAGATAAGACACCAATTATCTGGTCTGGTGATAAGGATCTAAACCAGATTCCTGGCTTTCATCTTAATGATGATGGCGACATTGAACTAATTACCGAGGAACAAGCTGATGCATTTTTCTATCGCCAGATACTCTGTGGCGACGCTGTCGACAATTATCCTGGCTGCCCTAGCGTGGGACCGAAAACAGCAGAAAAGCTCATACCAATTGAACGATTCACGGCTACCTCCGCATGGAGAACTGTAATCAAACAGTATGAGAAGAAGGGACTTAGTGAAGACTATGCCTTAAAACAAGCCCGTTTAGCCCGTATATTACGGGACACTGAGTACACCTTTGATGATGTTGACCTATGGGAACCACCGATCCTACCAACCCTCGTTACTACGGACACGACGAAGCCGTAATCGAGTGTATTGAGTATATTGAGAGCCATGCTTTCGATTTTCTCGAAGGGAACGTAATTAAATACGTTACCCGTTATCAGAACAAAAATGGTTCTGAAGACCTAATGAAAGCTAGGTGGTATCTTGACCGCCTAATTCAACGTGAAGAAGGTAAGGCTAAGCCTTATGATTCTTCTTTATATAAATCTATTAAAGAAGCTGATGACAAAGATCTCCAATTCACGCCTAGTCCAGATGTGGATGCAGAGCGCTGGTCAACTTGTGACACTTGAGGAGGATTTGGATTCTAATGTTGAACTTCAAGATAATCAGATGTCTTACATAGAAGAAGAATTCTATGAACTTCTTCACGCTTATAACAATCTTGATCGTTCAGATGTTATTAAAGAAGCAATAGATTTAATCTGGGTAACCTATGGTTTATTACACATCATGGGAGTAGATACAGACCAAGCCTTTAGTAAGGTGGCTGAATCTAATCAATCTAAAATACCTTTCACCTATAAGGATGGAAAGGTACAAAAAGGACCTAATTACCACAAGCCTGACTTATCAAAGCTATGAAACTCAAAGAAGCTTATACCTCACTTGCCATGACTGGCAGGGTGAAGAGCTGGTTGCAAGATCCAACTAGACGTTACCCTGTATCGTGTTGTGTCATGGTTGTTGACGACACAATGGATGAGTCTGAAGACTCTATTGAACAGTCCTTTATCTTTGCTTCTAAAGCACTTCGTTATGGCGCAGGAGTCTCCTTACACCTCTCAAACCTCAGACCAAAGGGTACAGAGAACAAGCACGGAATGGTTGCTAGCGGCCCTTGTGGATTTATGGAGATCTACTCCAAGTTCAACGAAATCCTCAGACGTGGGGGACAGTATAGAAATGGGGCAATCGTGGCTCATTGCGACTGGGACCATAGCGACATTATTGAGTTCATCAATTATGATCGTGCTCGCATACCGTGGCTTAAGCGCTGCGTTAACGTTGATCCAGAGGTAATCAATAAGCCTTCTGTAATGAACGCAATCATGGAAGGTGCTCGTAAGGGTGACCTTTGGATTGTTAAGAAGCAGTATGACTCAAATGGTGAAAGGATCTATCACAACGTATGCCAAGAAATTTTAATTAAATCTAGAGATACCTGCCTACTTTCCCATGTGAACTTGGCTGGTACTAATAGTGTTAGTGATATACCTGAAGCTTTTGTAAAAGGTATGGAGTTTCTTTGTGACCTTTACAAAAGAACTGGTGTTAATAGATCTGGTATCTACCGTAAGAAGGATAATCAGGTAGGTCTAGGTGTACTTGGTCTGTCTAATCTTCTAGCTATTGAGAATGTTTCTTATAAGGATTTTGTCTCAGCTATGAGGAGGGCTAATTTAGGTGTCCGTGTAGAAGAAGTAACTATGGCTGACGCTATAGCTCTAGCTATTAAACACGGTATGGAGGGAGCAGCAAGAGTGGCTGCTGAACATAATATGTCTAGAGCATTTACTGTGGCCCCTACTGCTACTTGTTCTTACAACTACACAGATAGAGAAGGTTACACAACAACTCCTGAAATTGCTCCACCTATTTCACGTGAGGTAGATCGTGATAGTTCTACTCTTGGTGTTAAATCTTATAAGTATCATCCAAAGTGTGAGACTGCTGAAGAAGTAGGTTGGGATACTTTCTTTGAGTTGAATTGTGAATGGCAAGTCATGATGGATAAAACCAAGATGGCACACGCTATCTCCATGAATTGGTGGTCTGACTTAGTAAAATTTGACAGACAATTTATGTCTAGATGGCTAAATTCACCGCTAAAAAGCTTATACTATTCTTTACAGGTCATGTCGGATACGCAGGACAAAACAGATGTGTATTCCGCCTTAGGAGATACCGATGTTGATGAGTATCTCAGTGAAATTTTGACCGATGATAACCCGATAACTTGCGATTGTGCAGAATGAGACAGCATCCATATCAACAGCTTCTGTCGAGGAAGCGTACTTGGACACCAGTGCGTCCAACGGCTGGAAAACTGAAGGAAGGCTCTGAAGAAACTATTAGACGTGCTCTAGCTATAAGGCATCTTGAGTTGCCAGTAGGAGCGTTTATCAAAGAGGCTCTTGAGGATATTCCAGCTCTATCTAGGGAACTTCTAGAGGACAATGTACGAGATGAGGATAGGCATGATATAGCCCTCAATTATATTGCCGAAGCTCATGGTGTAGATGAAAAAGCTGAAGCTGAGGCTCATAAACTTCAAGCGGCTTGGGATGCTCATCCTGATCATACAGTTTTAAAGGCAGTAGTCATTGAGAAAGCTATTTTCTTTGTCTTACTCCCCTTTTTTAGATTTAATGGAGACACTGGACTTAGAGTAACCAGTGCAGATATTAGCCGTGATGAAACTATCCACGTAAGTGGGCATAGTCTTGTATGTAAAGAGCTGGGCTTAACACCTAGCCCATCTTTAGATAAACTAAGGAAAGCTACTATTAACTGGGTACTCCAACCTTTAGGTAATTCTGAAGATCGCTATCTAAACAAAAAGTTTTGGTTAGATCAGAGTGATAATCTCATGTACCGTGGTAAGGCTGAAGGACTAGCTGATACAAAGAGAGCTAGGGTTCCTGCTTTTTTTGAAACTAGCAATTCCGATTTACCGAGTTACGCATAATGGGCTGGAATCCGTTTAGAGCAGTTAGAAACGTTGTTAGATCAGTTACAAGAACTGTTAGTAATGTAGTAGGAAACGTAGTTAGAGGCGTTAAGGATGCAGTAAATACTGTTAAAAATGTAGTTAATGAGGTTGTAGAAACAGTTTCAGGTGCTAAAGAACGTAGAAAAGCTAGAGAAGATTTAGCTAGAGCTGAGGTAGAACAAAGAGAAGCTCAAGAAGCGTATGACGCTGAGGTTGAGAGAAATGAGGCTCAACTAGCAGAGCAGAAAAGGATTTCTGATGCAGCTAAACTTGACCAAGATGCTGCCTTAGCTGAGGCTGAACGTATAAATGCTGAGACTCAAGAAGCCACTAGAGTTTCACAAATTGAATCTAAAGCTCTTTCAGCTTCAGCTACTGTATCTCAAAGATTAGCTGAAGCTAGAGCTGCTCAAGCTGAACAGGAAGCAGCTTTAAATGCACCAGATCCAGTTGTTGAGGGGGATGACGCAACTGCTAGACCAACTGTTACTAGAACACCTATAGCAACACCTGTTCCTGGGGGTTATGGTGGTACTGATCCTGGTGCTATTAACCCAACTGGTTTAAATATATGATTCCAACTATTGATGAGCAATTAATTGAATACTTAGAAGAAGTCTATCCAGATCAGGCTCCAGATATTAGTATAGAAGAGAAACAAATATGGTTTAATGCTGGTCAGGTGGCGGTTGTACGTCATTTGAAAGATCAGTATAGACTACAAGAAGAAACTAAGTACAACTAGATATGGCAGCAGTATCAACCGCTATTTATATTGGCTCAGCTCTAGCGGCTGGAGCTACTGTATATGCAGCTCAAAAACAAGCTGCTGCTGCTAGAAAGGCAGCTCAACAAGCTAGAGAAAATGCACGTTTAATGCGTCCT